CCTGACGGCAAGACAAAAGGTTCGGGTCGCCATCCCCGGAAATGGCTGGGGCAAGACCACCGCCATGGGCATGGCTCTGGACATGGCCATCCAGAAAGACGACCCGTACAACCCAGACATGATCCCATCCTGGCCCTACACGGCTGTGTGGGTCTGCCAGAAGTTCCAGCAGATGGAGATCCTTCGTCGCCAGCTCGAAGAGGACGTCTGGACCAGGCCATGGAGCTGGAACCAGACCAGGCACTTCTATGAGTGGCCCAACGGAGGTCAGCTTCACATCGTCTCGTCAGACTCAAGCTGGGAGCACATCCAGGGCATCCCTGTGGACATGGTGGCGTTCGATGAACACCCAGACCGGAAGCTCTGGAACGAGTTCATGTACAGGCGTCGGGGCAAGAGAAAGACCAGGTATATGGTCGCGGCCACCATGACGTTGGGCATGACCTGGTTCATCCGCGAGGTTGTACAGCCCTGGGAGCAGTACCACCGCGATCGCGGCCTAACCGGCGATGACGCTAGAGAACAGCAGATCCACCCCGGGATCTGGCTATGGGACTGCGGCGGCATCCAAGACAACCCCGCCATGGACGAAGAGGACGTCGAGCACTACAAAGGAATCGACCACGCCAGCGAGAAGGAGAGGCAGGTTCGTCTCAAGGGCGGGTACGCGGACTTCGCCGGCGAGAGCGTGTTCGACCGCGAGTCCTTGGACCGCATCAACAGCCTGCTCAAAGACGGGGATGATGGGTATTTGGAGCTATGCGAACCGGGCGAGGCCACCATCATCATGCCCGACGGGTACGACCAGACAGAGTCCATGAAGAAGAGGCGTACCGGAGGAGGCAACAACCACCACTCCATCAGGTTCATCGACGAGGGCTTCTACGAAGGCGGCCGTGTCACCGTCTGGGAGACGCCGGACTGGAACGACACGTACATCATCGGGGCCGATTTCGCGGCCGGTCTCGTCGGACGTGACTACGACGCCGCGGTCGTCTTGAAGCGTCGTGACGACGGGATGCTGGAGCAGGTCGCCGAAGCCCAAGGGTGGTGGGGTGACTCCACGTTCGCGGAGATCCTGTACTCGCTCGGCGTGTGGTACTTCAACGCCTTCATCGTCGGCGAACGGCAGTTCGGGCTCCCGTGTCTGCGTCGGTTGTACGATGAGTACCACTACGCATACATCTTCAAGGGGCGTTTTGAGTCAACAAGGTCCAGGCGACCGTCCGACCTTCTTGGTCACCACCGGGCCGGGGGAGACACGATCATCCCCAACCTACGGAACGCCATCATGAAGGGCGACATCGTCATCCGGTCCAAGGACCTCATGGCAGAGATGAGGCAGTACCAGTTCCGCCCGAAGTCTTCTCAGGTCGCGGACTCTGACGGCCTTCTCTCGTATCAGTTGATCACCTCGGCACCGCCGGGCATGAACGATGACCTCGTCATGGCCCTGGCCTACGGGTTGCACGGCGCGCGAGAGATCGCCAAGTTCGTTCCGCCGCCACCGGAGTACGGGCGCGGGACGTACGGGTACGTCTTTGACACCGACCGTGTGCTCAAAGGCAAGAAGCCAAGGGTCGGCCGTCTTCACAACGCATAGAAAAGGACCGGCAAGGTCTTGGCATACCCTGCCGGCCCCCGGATCGGCAACCCATCTACCATGCGGCGGGACTGCCTGCCTAAAAGGACCGGCCGGATCTAGGAACCGACCGGCCCTATGGGACGACGAATCACTCACCAATGTAACGACTCAACTGGCTCATGTCAAGCAGGTTGGACAAATGTTCAACGTCCGATAACATGCGTCTATGTTCGACCCTACAGACGACCAACTCCTCTACGAGATCGAAGAAGCGGAGACGATGCGGAATGACCACCTCCACGGTGTCAACCGGATCATCAAGGAGTACACGGGCAACTGGTACCGTGGCCGGAAAGACATCGGGGTCTTCACAGAAGGAGCGGCCGATGGCGAGCAAAACCCCGATCCGTTCAGCTATTCATTCGTGTCGAATGTCCTCCCGTCTCTACTTCACTCCAACCCGTCGGTCTTGGTTGAGGCCCGTCGTGTCGTTGGGCACAAGATGGTTGAAGAAGCGATGGAATCGGGCCTCAAAGGGTGGATCCTCGACATAGACCTCAAGAAGAAGACCGAGCGTGTCGTGCTGGACTTCCTGTTCTTCCAGGGGATCCTCATGCACTACATCGAGGATGACGAGAGGTGGAGCAACGGCGCGGTGCGCCCAAACATCGACCGCGTCGACCCTCGGCACTTCGGGGGCGACTCTCTCGCACCGTCGGTAGAAGAGGCCGAGTTCCTGTTCCACGATTACAACGTTGACATCGAAGAACTCCAGGGCGACCCGGACATCATCCCGGAGTCCCTAGAGAAGATCCGCCCGACATCAAACGCAGACAACGACGACCTTATGAAAGAGCCATTCAAAAAGGGAGACGTTGCAACGCTATCACACCGAAAGAGGGTGAAAATATACTCGGTTTGGTTGCGGAAAAAGAACGTCATACGTGTCATATGCAAAGAGCCACGGGCGCTCAAGCTCTACGAAGAGAGGCCCTACTACGGTCCGCCGGAAAGAGGTCCGTACACGGTATTCGCCGCGTACCCGGTGCCCAACCAGTTCTTCCCGCTCAGCCCTCTGATCGCGGTACATGACCAGGTACGCGACCTGCAAACACACGCCAGGGCGGCGCAGCGCTCGGCCGCAACACGCAAGACACTCGTCATCGTTGACTCCACGGTCGGCACGCTCCCGGAGGACATCAAGGAAGCAGAAGACCGCGAGGTCATAGGTGTCCCGGGGTTCAACTCGTCACAGGCACAGCAGATCGAGTTCGGCGGCATGTCGCGCGAGCAGTACCAGTACCTCGCGTTCTTGCAGGACCGGCTCGACAGACACTCTGGTCTCAACGAGATGGCCAGGGGCGGTGCGTCAGGTGCTGACACGGCCACCGAAGCGCAGATCGCCAACGAGGCGCTGAACAACCGGCTGGAGTTCCTCAAGCAGAAGGTCCGCAACGGCATGGAGGACTGCCTGAGGAGCATCGGGTGGTTCTTGTTCCACACCCCTGGCGTCATCATCCCGGTCAGCAGGCGTGACCCGGCGACCGGCATAGAGACAGAGGGTCTGTTCTTTGGTGGCCCACAAGAAAACTCTGATGTCGGAGACTGGTACGACTACCAGCTCAGGATCGAGCCCCTGTCGATGCAGCGCGTCAGCGAGGCCCTGTTGCAGCGTCGCGCCCTCGATTTCGCCGGGTACATTCAGCAGATCGCACCGCTCATCCCCCAGATGCCGTGGATCAAGTGGGTCGAGGTGTTGAAGATGGTCGGCGAGAGCATGAACATCGACAACGTGGACGACTTCCTGGTGGCAGAGATGCTTGGTCCCCTTGTCCAGCCCGAGCTGTTCCAGCCAAGCCTGGCGATGGGCGGCCAGCAGATGCCGCCGCAGCGGTTCTCTATGCCTGGAGCCGGGTTCAAGACCAGGGAGCAGCGTGTTGTCGAGGACAACAACGACAACTCGAACGCACCCATGGCCGTCGACCAGCGTCGGGCAGACTTTGGCCAGGTTCTCAGCGGAGGGTTCGGTGGTAGGCAAGGCCCACCAGGAAGCAGAGCGGGGTAAGACATGCCGGTCTATGAGTACAGATGCAACAAGACGGGAGACATGATCGAGCGCTCCTTTGGGATGGCCCAAGCAAAGCCAGAGAGGATCAAAGAGAGGGGTCTGACCTACGACCGTATCTACGGTGCGGCACCGGCCACAGACGCCATAAACGCCGGCAACAAGTACCCTTACGTATCCAGCCGGCTGCCCCTGCGCCTCGAAGGGTGCCCTCATAACGAGAAGGGCAAGACGGTTATTACCTCAGCCAAACACGAACGAGAGGTCATGGCCAAGCACGGCTACAGGAGAGAGTAAGTCCGATAACCTTGACAGATGGGTCGCGTTGGCACACTATGTGCCTGTCGGGACTCGGCATAGCGGCCCAGACCCCCGACA